ACAAGGTTTTCTTGTAGCTTTTGATTTCCTATGTCGTCAATAATATAAGACTTTGTTACAAGTTTAGTCGTCCAATCCGTCACTTGTATCAGCCTCCTTATAACCGTCACTTAACGATAACTCCGCAAGAAATAGTTGATATGCCTGCATAAAGCGTTCCTTGTCTTGAGGATTACTTATTCCAAAGTTAGCTTTAACATACGTCATTAAGGCGTTCTGCACTAACTCGTTATCATAATCAACGTTTACGCCTGCTCTTGTTAAGTCGTCAATTCCAGCATTTATTATCATTTTAAGTGACGTGTCTTTTGCCGTCGCTGTTGAAACAATTCCTAGAGTTTCCTTTGCAAGTGCAAGTAAATCATTTATGGTTGTTGTTTGGTTTGACATATCAACTATCTCCTTACTTTTAATCTATTTTTAATTAAGCACTTAAGTCGCTATATTGACCGTAAGCGAAAGCTCCAACTTTAGCACCGCCGTCGCAAACTTGATATGCTCCGTACATAACTGTACGTTTAGGCATATTAATATCTCTGTCAATCCTAATTTCTTCTTGCTCGTTCCATACATAATTTCTTAAGTTACCAACAACAATGTCGTTGTTTTGTAAGAATGGATCTTCTTCAATACCTGCTGGAAGTCCCATAACGAATGGATAGTTGCCTTCGCTATTCTTGTAGTATCTAATAGCATCTGCAACTGCTGGAGAAACATAAACACCAGCACCAACTTTTGCATCTGCAGAAAGTGTTGCTTTTGTATCAGCAATTGTATCAAGTGGAGTAGCTCCAGTTGTAACAGCAACAAGTGTGTTTGTAATTCCTGTTGGTTGATTATATGTATTTCCTGTTCCATAAATAACAGCAGTAACTTTTGCTTTATACATTTTGTCGTATAATTCGTCTACAATGTAGTCAATAAATCCTTCTGCTGTCATTTGGTCAGCTTTCCAAGTAATCTCAATGTTTTTAGCAAGTTCTCTACCAATAAGAGTGATAGCTTTGAACTCTTGACCTTCGTTAGCTGTTGGAGTAAGTTCAGCGTACCAGTTAGCATCATCTCCAGCATATAGATAAGGAACGTCAACATTTCCTCTTACTCTTAATTTTCTAATACCTGCCCAAATAGGACTTTCTCTTACTGCTCTTTCCTCAAGTTCCATTCTTATTGACTTTGGAATAAATAATCCTACGTTGTTAATTCCTTGAGTATCAGCACCACTTTGAACAAATGTTGTTGCTGTTGTTCCAACTGCATCTCCTAAAGCTCTTTTTTCTTCCTCGTCAAAATCATTTCTTCCCATTAATTTTTTTGCCCAAGCTCTTGTTTCGGCATTATAGATTTCTTTTACCATTGTTCTTTCCTCCTTTAAATTTCCAACAGGTACAACTTCCTCCGTATTAATACGGATTAGTTTTCTTTCTTCCTCAACTGTTGGTTTTTCTTCTTTGATTTCTTCTTTAACTTCTTCAGCAGGTTCTTCTGCTTTTGGTTCTTCTTCTTTTACTTCTTCAGCTTTTTCTTCTTCAGGAACTTCAGCATTAACTTCCTCAATGTCAGCTCTTAACTCCTCAAGTTCTTCACTTGTTTTTGCATCAAGAATTTTCTGCTTAAGTTCTGCTTTTCTTTCTTCGATTTCCTGAATTGTCATTTTGAAACAATCCTCCTTTTCTTGCTTTTTTGGTTTGTAAGCATAAAACATTTATAGGCTCTCCAGCCTTTTATATTTGCTATTTTGTTCTCCAACAAAAAAGACAAGCTCTCCAGCTTGTCCTTTCGCAAATTATAAACTTAACAATAGTTGCAACTTCTCTTTTTCTAGCTTTAGTTTGTGATAGCTTTCTTGTTCTTGTTCTGCAACCTCTTTACTTCTTGCATATATCTCTGTTTGGTCGTAAGCAGGAACGTCTACAACTGAAACGTCAAATAGCTTACTAATTCCAGTAATACGTCTTATGTCTTGACCGTCAACTGTGTCCCAATTTGCATCACTTACTAAAAACGCAAAGCTCATTTTATCAAGTAAGCCTGCTCGTATTGATTTGTAAATATCACGATTACTTGACGTATCAATTAGCTCTGCATAGATTTTTAAGCCGTGGTCGTCAACAGATAGCTGTAAGCTCTTGTTACGTGTTCTTGCCATAATAAGAGTTGTGTCCTCGTGGTTGTACTTCATACACACGTCACTCATGTCGCAGTTATCTAACGCACCACGTTCAATGACTTCGATATATCCAAGGTCTGTTGGCTCGTCAAAAACTACTGCATAACCTTCAACAATCATTCTTTCGCTTTGCTCGTCCTCTAAAGCTCGTATTTCTTTAAGTCTTACTTCTTTTACTTTTTTCTCCATTCTTACTCGCCTCCATTCGTTTGATAATCGTTTGCAATACTTGTGTCTATATAATTAAGTGACTGTAATATCTTTGAGCCTTCCTCTCCTCCGTTTTGGTGGAAGGTCTAATATCTCAAGAGCCTCGTCCTTTGTTAATAAGCCATAAGGTAGTACCTGCTGGAACAACTTAATCTTGTCAGGCAAGTCTGCGTATTGTAAGCGGTTAGCAGTAAACACTATCTTGTGACCGTTACGGATTGCCTCGTCACTAAATATCTTGTTCGTGAACTCATAAGACATTTGTATTGCACGAGGTTCAATAACACCTTCAAAAAATGCGTTCCATTCCGCAGGAGTAAACTTGTTCCTTATGATGCTCTCGCTTATGCCGAAATAGTCATATATGTTGTAGTTAACTTGTTCCATTTGTGCTTTGTCTAACGTGATAGGCTTTAGATCTATCGGCTGGAACTCTGCTTTAGCATCAAGCGTTGCTATTCCTGAAGTATTGCTCATTGATAAGTAATCCCTTACAAACTGCTCTTGATTTTCTTTTATGTCTTTAGGCTTAAGCATTGTGTTTGTAAACTTCAAAATACCTTTTAAGTTGTTTGAAGTACGGATTGCATTTTTCATACCTTCACTTGTAGTCAAGGCTGTTTCAAGGTCTGTTCTTAAGATATAGTTTCCTGTGCCGTAGATATCGTTTTTGTTATAGAAAAGCCTTAAATGGATTAAGTTAAGATAAGGTATTGTATAGACTTGTCCGTTAATGAACTGAAATTTTAGATATGTCACGTTGTTAGCATCTTGTAGCAACTCATACGTTTTAGCAAGTACAGGATAAAACGCTTTGATAAATCCTTTAGTGTCCTTTTGGATATACACAAACGCATTACTATCCGTGTATAGCATTGAGATTGTCTTATATATAAAGTCGTAGGTGTTCATTATAGGATTAGGACGGTGTTGTAGTAAGAAGTTAATATCTCCGTTTATAGTCCTGCTTAAGTCGTTTTGTATATGTTTAGGGATTAACTTTGCACAATGCGTTGCAATCCTATCAATGCAAGTTCTTGCGACTTTACTGTCGTAGATATTCTCACTAACGGAACTAAAATATGGATTGTAGTTATTCAGCATTTGAAGTTCCGTCTTTGTGATATTCTCCTCTTGCTCTCTTTCCCCAAATATAGTTTTAAATAGGTTACGTCTTTCTTTTTTTGCCATTTTTCAAAACTCACTCTCCTTGTAGAGCCAAGTAATCATTATATTTATCAAATAAAACGCAGTAAGCTATAATAAGGCTTACTGCTCCGTCAATTCTTGCACGTTGTTTTTTACCGTTTAACTGGTCTTATATTATCGTTTTCGTCACGCTTAACCTCTGTGTTTGTTAAGCACCACTTTGTTACTGGATTGTTGTTATAGTTTACTTTCTTTTCCTGAAGGTCTGCCTCAAGCTGTTTCATAGGATTAGACATTGTTTTAGCTCCGCTGTCTTACTTCTATCATTTGAAATCCCTGTGCTTTCATTTCGTCAATCCAATAGTTACTATTCCACGGATCATATCCAATAAACGCAGTTGAGATTTCATAATCGTTGTTAAGTTTTAAGTACCACTCTGTTACGTCTGTATAGTTAACCTTTGCTCCCTCACATACTGTAACAAGTCCTTTTTGCTCCCATATATCGTAAGGGATTTTGTCATCTTTTATTTTGTGTTCAAGATATGATGAAGGGATAAAGTATTGTTGCATCACATACTTCATGCCGTTTTTAACAATTAAGCACGTTGCACAAGTAAGGTCAGTTGTTGAGCTTAAGTCAACGCCTCCTACTGCATAGCTGTCAAATACT